GTGCTGCTCGCGCCACCCTTGGCCATCTGCTGGACGGCCGACAGGATCGCGCCGGTGTTCGGGCCCTTCGCGTTGGCCGCGTTCTGAGCCTCGTCGGACGCGGTCGCCTGTTTGGTGGCGTTAGCCTTGGTCTGATCGGAAGCCTTGTTCTGGGCCGAGCGGGCTTGATCGGCCTGATACACCTGTGAACCGATCTGAGCGGCAGCCAGGAGCGCGTAGGAGCCTGCGGAAAACGCCATTACACCCTCCGGCTGAACATCACGTCCTGCACCTCGTAGCCCAGCCGCGGCAGCAGGCCCGCGAGCGCGGTGTGCTCCTTGGCGTGCCACAGCACCAGCTGCGCGCCGCGCTCGGCCGCTAGCCGCTCCATCTCCGCGATCAGCTTCAGGCCGACGCGCGAGGCGCCGCGGTACTCCGGCCGCACGTACAGCACGTCGTTCATCGCGGTGCACAGGTCGGCGTAGTGCAGGTGGCTGCGGTTCAGGACCGACACGCAGTAGCCGACCATGTCGTCGCCGTCACGCGCCACCAGGCAGATCAGCAACCCGGCGGCTTCGAGCGCCGCGTAGGCCGCGACGTTCGGCTTGAGGACCATCACGTCCTTGTTGCGGGCGATCTCGTCCCAGTGCGCGCGCAGCAGCGGCGCCGCCTGATCGATGTTCGCGGTGACGGATTCCTCGGTGATTCGCAGCACGGTGGCCCTAGCGCATTGACGCGTAGGGATCGTGGTCCGCGGTGGCGTTGGTACGTGTACCGGCCGGCAACGCGCCGCCGGAGCGCCCTGGAATCTGGTGCAGCTTGGGTATGTCCATGTTGGCCAGCACCACGGCAGTGGCGGCGTCCGGTGACCGGCCGATGCGCTTGACGATCTCGTCGCGGCTCTCGACCTTGATCTTGGCCCCCTGCAGTTCCCACTTCGGCGCGCACAGCTCGGCCAGCAGTTCCTTGTCGGGCGGAAGTGCGAGACCCATGTCGTTGGCCGGGTCCAGCGCTTCGCGCATGCGCCACCACAGCTGCGATCGCAGGTTGAAGAACGTGAAGCGCCCCGAGCGGTCCAGTCCATCGGCCTTCTCCGCAACGTTCACACCGTAGACCGGCAAGCCCATGCCGTTGAGCACATCGTATGGGCTGGCGCCCACGCCGATCACGTCGAGCATGATGGGCGCTGCATCGCGCAGTTCGGCCACCACCAGGCCGGCCACCTTCGGGCCATCCGGCGTCTCGGTGCCCGGGTGGCGCTTGAGCTGGTCGAACCACGGACCGCCGTCCTCGGTCCGGTGTTTCGTGGCGATCGTCGTGCTGTCCTTGCCGCCGCGCGCCACGTCGACGCCCATGCCCAGCATCTCGCCGCGCGGGCTGCGCGCTTTCCAGCGCGCCATCGCGATCTCGACCCAAGCCGTCGGGATCACCTGCCACGGGTCGTCGCCCATGCCGGCCTCGAAGTCGCCATTGAGCATCTGCGAGCGCAGCGGCTCGGGCATCGCTTGCAGCGTGGTCATGTAGCCGGTCCCCATCAGGTACGGGTTGTCCGAGATGCGCGACGGGATGAACGTGCGCGACTGCGGCGTGATGATCTCGGTCGGCTTGTAGTCGGCCGGCTCGAAGTCGTAGACGCGCTGGCCTTTGCTGACCACGAACGGCCGTGCGTCACCGGGCCGGCTCCAGTCGTCTTTGCCGTCGACCACAGCGACGTAGCGCAGCACCCCGGGCGGCGTCGGGTACAGCGGGTGTCGGCGATCAATCCACGGCCCGAAGAAGTCGACGATCCAACGGCCTTCAGCACTCGTCGGCGGGTTGAAGGTGATCAGCGTCTGGGCACGCTGGCCGGGCACTGTCGTGCGCACCCAACCCATGAGGAACCGCACCTGCTGCTCGAGGAAGTTGGCACCCTCGTCGATCACCAGCAGGTCCTTCGGGCGCCCCTGGTGCTTCGTCTCGTCACCGAGGTTCGGCACGCTGCCGAACTCGATCTGCACGCTGCGCGGCCCGGCGCTACGCCAGATGCGGTCCGCGCCGTTGTAGCCGTCGCGGCCGCCCAGCACCTCCGCCAGACGATCGACAACGCCGGTCAGCTGCGTCGCTTCACGTCGAAAGATCGCGACGCGTCGATGCTGTGTGAGGGCCTTGCCGATCGCCAAGTCGGTCTTGCCGCCGCCGGCCGCGCCGCCGTAGCCGATGACATCGGCCAGCGATTCGTAGGCCAGCGTCTGGGGGCCTTCGAGCGGGGTCCAGACCGGCGTGTTGGCCTCCATGAAGGCCGTCAGCTGCTGCAGCTCGCGTTGCTCGGCCGGCGTCAGGTGCGGCAGCAGCTCGGCGATTTCCGCCGCGTTCACAGCAGGTCAGCCAGGCCCTTGCGCTGCTGCGCCGTGGCCAGCAGCGCCGCGATGCGCGTCGCGGCCTCGCCGGTGTCTTTCACCTCAAACGGCTTGCCGTCAGCGTTGCCCACGTCGATGCGGTCGCCGTACTTCTTCGGAGCCATCTTCGCCAGCAGCCACTTGCGGGTGTCGACCTGCAGGCGGGCGCGGCCGATCGCGACCTCGTCGGTCAGCATGCCCTTCTTCGTCATCACCCAGTCGTGCCGCTCGTCGTCGGAGATCTCCAGACACTGCTCGGCCAGTGCATCAAGGCCCTGCTCACGCGCCTGCGCGTACTGGCCGCGGAACGTCTCGTCGGCGTCGAGCCAACGCCGCACTGTTTCGCGATCAGGCATGCCCTCGTCGCGGCAGATCGCGCGCAGCGGCTCGCCTTCCGCGAGGCGGCGGCAGATCGCGTCTGCAATCTCGGGGGTGAATGACGACGGGCGGCCCATGCGTGCAATTTCCTGCGCACTCAGCCCGGTACGTGTACCGCCTTGTGGCCCGCGCAGGTCTGGTTCCGACGCTTGCCCTTGCAGATCAGCACCACGAGGTTTCGCGCCACCTCGAACTTCGCGGCCAGGCGCCGATACCCCCAGCCTTCGCGACGCAGCACGAGCAGCAGCTCGACCTCGGCGTCGGTCAACTTCGCGTTGTGGTGGTCCTCGCCGATGCGCAGCCCGCGTTCGTTGACCTTGACGACCCGGCGCGCGTTCACGATGCGATCCCGCAGAATTTTGCAAATCGGCCAGGGGTCCGGGACTTTGAAAATTTCTGCAAGCAATGCGCACCAAGCCGCGTGCACCGCTGCACCACGGCACCACCCCTAAAGGGGTGTGGTGCGTGGTGGTGCAGCTGGCACGGTTGCACCTGCACCGTGGTGCACCGTGGTGCAGCTGTGGTGCATGTGGTGCAGCGATTTTTTGCGCGTTCAGCGTGCATTTTTCTGCGCCCTTGTGCCTCAACCAATTGAAATCGTCCCGTCGTCTTCGCTGAAGTACGGCGAGTCGTCCTCGTTGAGCAGCTTGTTCAGCGCCCTGGTGGCGTGCTGGCGCCGCGTGTCGCGGCCACCCTCGGGCCTGGGCTCGCGCTCGACGGCCAGGTCCAGCACCGCAGTGACTTCGATACCCGTGGTCTGTGCACCGGCGATCTCGGCGATTGCATCGACGACGTGCTGCTCCCATTTACCGAGCTTGCGCTGCGGCCCGATGCGCCGCACCACCGGCACGGCAGCCTCGACCGCCACGCAGCTGGTGATCTCGTCGCCGTCGGCGTCGAAGCCTAAGCTCACCACCTTCAGGTCGAAACCCCACTCCAGGCCGTCCTCGCCGTCCTTCTGCTTGCTGGTGCGCATGAAACGGCCGCCCGGGGTGCGCAGCACCTCGATCTCGGCGTCGGCCGCCGCCTTCAGGCCCGACCACCCGCGCGCGCCGCGCGCCTGGTCCTTGCCGGAGTGGTGCACCAGCAGCACAGGAGCGCCCGTGGCGCGCCGCAGGCCGCGACAGTGGCCCAGGGCCAGCCCCATGTCCTCCGCGGCGTTCTCGTTGGCCCCTGGGGTCACCTGGGCGAAGGTGTCGACGATGATCAGGTCGGCGCCACCGGCCTGCACGATGTCGGCCGCTACGTCGAGCGCGTCCTCGCGCTGCAGCAGGTTCGGCGCGCCGGCGATGACGCTGATGGGCACGGCCGCCGGCTCGAGCTGGTGCTCGCGGCAGTAGGCCACCACACGGTTGCGAAAGCCGCCGGCGCCCTCGGCCGCGATGTAGACCACCCTCCCCTGGCGCACGCGGCGGCCGCGCCACTCGGTGCCGCGCGCGATCGCCGCGGCCAGATCGAGGGCCATGAACGACTTGCCGGCGCCCGACTCGCCGAACAGCACGATCAGGTCGGCCGCGGGGATCACGCCCTTGACGATCCAGCTGGGCGCCGGCCTCTGTACGAACTGCTCCAGCGGCTCGACCTGGAACCGCGGTTTGCGGCCCTCCTCGGGCTTGATCGCTTCGAAGTCGGCAGCGGCCAGCTCCGCGAGGTTGATGCGCGCGCCGTGGCGGTTGGCGGTGTGCACGAGCCATTGCGCGGTCACCTGGCGGCTGTTGCGGCCGAAGGAATCCCAGCGCGCCTGGCCGTACTCCGCGCCGCCATACTTGGGGCTGCGCGAGCTCCAGTCATCCCACAGCGCGAAGCCCACGCCGCGCGTCTCGTGGTGCAAGGCCATGCCGACCTTGATCCAGTCGTCGTAGTGCAGGTCGTCGGGCAGCACGTCCAAGGCCTCGCGCAGCGTCGCCTCGGTCAGGCCCAGCGGCGGACGCTGCGCCGCGTCCGGCTCGTCGAAGTCATCGATGCGCCGGAAGCGCCGCAGGCACAGGCTGCGCACCGCGTCGTTGGCCTCGGCGACGGTGTTCTCGTTGCCCAGCACGTCGACCACATCCAGCCGGTTTCCTGTGAAGGTGACGAAGCCCTTGGAGCTGAAGACCTCGAAGCCGAAGGGCTGGCGCGGGTCGTTGTCCTTGTTGTTGCCGAAGTTGCCCTGCACGAAGGCGCGCACACCCTGGCCGGACGGCGACCACTCGGCATAGGTGCTGCCGACGATGGCCTGCACCTCGGGCGGCAGCTGGCCGCCGTGTACGCAGGCGTCGAAGTCCAGCGCGCAGATCCCAAACTCGGGCATGAGCGCGAGGCCCACACCATCGAAGCCGCGACGTGCGGCCGCCGCCTTGGCTGCTTCGAAGGTCGTCAGCTGCTGCCGGTCCTCGACGCTGCCCTGCTGGCCTGAACGCCGGCGGCCGCTCGTGTAGTAAGGCACCTTGCGCGGCTTCGCGGTGGGATCGGCCGGCTGCTCGAAGCGCCACATGAGCCAGCCCGGCAGCGCGCGCAGCAGGTCCGGCGCGGTGATGGCCAGCAGGTTGGGGTTGATCACGGCGACGGTGCTCACCCGCGGCCATCCTTGGGCTGCACCTCCTGCCGCTGCGCGACCTGGCCATCCACCGCTGGCGCTGCTGCCGACAGCCCTGCCACGCTGGCTGTGGCGGATGTATCGGCTTCGGTTAGGCCGTCGGCATCAACGGCCTGCGCTTCGAGGAACAGGCGCTTGTAGCTATCGATGCTGCCGAGGAAGCTGATGTGCTGCTTGTCCTTGCCGAGCGGCTGCACAACGTTGAGGTGCGCGATAAAGCGATCCCACATCGCCACCGCCTCCTGCGCCTGCTCGGGCTTGGACGACATGGCTGCCAGCATCAGGCGCTTGTGCGCGGCCTCGCGGATCGCTGCACCGATGTCGATGTTTCCGCAAAGGCCGGAGTCGTACATGCACCCATCCCATTGCTGGGCGATTTCCTCGATGATCGTCGGTAGGTTCGTCATGCTGATTGCTCCTTGGTTCACTTGCCGTACCACAGGAACGCCGGTCGAATGGCGCAGATAACGCCCCACTTCCCTGCGACGTGACCCCAGTTCTCGCAGTACGCGCGCCAGCCGTAGACGTTGTCGCCGTCGTGTTTGCAATCAGCGTCCCAGCCTTCAAACTTCATCCCACGCGCCTCAGGAGATTCCAACCACGCGTGCACCATCGGAGCGACCTGCGCAGCGGTCAATGGGGTTGGAAACTTGTTCGCGACCTGGCCGTAGCTATAGAGCACAAAGCCTTTGTCGGGCATGAACTCCCACCCGGAAGCGCCCCCTGATGCCCCGCTCTGCGTCATTGCCAGAGAGAGCGTGTCGCGCAGCATTTCCTCGCCGCTACCGTTGACGTTGAAAACGCGGTTATCCATCACACCCCTCCCTCATCGGCGGATGACTTGGTGTCCCCCTCGGCCGGGTGAGACTTGAAGCGCCTGACGACATCAATGACTGCCGCCGAAGGGTTCAGGATGTAGAACTCGACGGCCGCCCGCTCGTCATCCGTCAGTCCCTGCGCCACTGGCTGTGCTGCGGCGACAGGAGCGGCGTAGAGCGGACCCGCCGGAAGGCTGGCGCCGCGTGTGAACACGGCCAGCTTGATGTTGTACTTCGCGCTGTAGATGGCCCCATCTCGGACTTCCGCCACCGCCTCTGCTGCCCCCTGCTGCGCGACGGGAGGGCGGGCGGCGAGTGCAGCCACGAGCGCATCGTATGCCTTGGTATACCGCTCGCGCGTTGCCAACTGGTGCGGGGCGGGATGCCACTGAAGACACGCATCCCGGTACTCTTTCAAAAGGTCAGCGGCCGCCACCGGCTCGGCCTGCGCGGGGGCAGTGGTGGGCGTCGTCAGGTATGCGGCCAGGGCCTTCTCGGCATCGTGGATGACACGGTACCCATGCGTCCCGTCGTCCTGCGCGTTGACCAGCTTGCCGAGGCGGCCGGGATCGCGGCTCGGTACAGCATCACAGATCGCGCTGGCGAGGTGCAGGGCGTTCATCACTTGCCACAGCAGCGCCACCGGCTCGGCCTGCGGCTGGGCGGCGAGTGCTTCGTCGATGCGATGCAGCAGGTTGCCAGGAAGGTCATCGTCTCGCGTGAAGCACTGGCGAACCTCGTCAAGTAAAGCCGCCAGCGCCTCGGCCGTCTTGGTGGTGGTGGTGTCGGTCATGCCGCCACCTTCTTGGCCAGCTTCAGAAGCCGCGGGTTGAGCAGCTCGCGCGCCGGAACGCCGGTCAGCCGCGACACGATCTCGGCCCGGTCGTCGGGCACCCAGCCGCGGCGCACCCAGGTGCTCACGGCCTGTTGGCTGATGCGCAGGTGGTGCGCCAGGGCGGCCTGCTTGCGCAGCACCTTCTGCCGCTCGCCGCGGCCCACGGTGACGGGGGGCGCCGCTTCGACGGCGCGATGGATGCCGGATGCCTTCAAGGTTGGCCCTCCACAACTTGAAACGGTACCTGATGGTACAGCTTACAGGTTGTGTGGAGCAACTTGCGGCAATCTAGGGGTTGGTACTAAGTCACTGGAATCCGTACCATTCCACAACTTCGCACTTGTACAAACCCCATGCAAGCCACCACCCACCAAACCGACGCCTCACCGTCCTATGACAGCGAGGTTCGCCGTGCTCTGGATGCGGACCTGCGCTTGCGCCGGTTATCCAAGAAGGATTTCGCCGAAAAGGTCGGGGTGTCCTACGAGGCGGTGCGCAAGTGGGAGCAGGCCGACAGAGTCCCTACAGACCGCTGGGAAAAGATCCGGGAAGTGTTAGGCCCTCAGTCCGAGGTGCTTCGCCTGGCGCGCAAGCAAAGCGACGCCGATGTCGCGCAGCATCTGTGGGAGCGCGCTCAGGAGTTGGATGACCCGGAACGGTTCGGGAGGGGGTACCCATTGCCAGTGAAAAGCCGAGAGGAGCCGGAGACACCGGACCTAAGAGAACACACGCCAAGTCGGCGATTGGCCGGTAGCCTGCCGCCGCAGCTGGTGCCCTTCGTCTACTTCCACTCGCAAGTGGGGTCGAAGCAGCCTGAAAGCCGGCGCGCCGACTACAGCAGCCCGAACCTGATCCTCGAGCTGAAGGTGTGCGCCACGCCGGCGAACCTGAGCAACGTCGTCTACCGCGGCGCGATGACGGTGCTGCTGGCCAAGGCTCTCAGCAGCCAGCCGAACCCTGACCGCAAATTCGTAGTGGCCGTGCTCGTGCCCCCGCCGTTGCTCACGGACCTGCGCTACGCCGAGCTGCGCCAGCGCCTGAGCGCCGACCTGGATCTGCTGGGCTTAGGGCTGCTCTACGCCAGCCGGCACGAGGAAGTCGCGGAGTACATCGCTGCGCAAGAAGGCATCACGCCGGGCGATCACACGCCACCGGATTACGACTTCTCGGCAGAAGACGACTAACGACGCCAGCCCCAACGCAGCAGTAGCCACACCGCCCCCAGCACGACGGGCGGCGCTGTAGCGGTGCGCTCCAGTTCGTCGACCGCCGACGGCCACATCGGCCAGTGAACCCACGCCCAAGCGGCGCAACCGAGCAGCCACGACAGGCTGACGGCAAGGTACAGGCGCAACTGGCGGTTCATAGCACCCTCGACAGACCCCAGCCGACCCCGTAGACCGCGGCCAGCGACATGAAGGCCGCGAAGTAGGCCATCGCCAGGTTGCGCACCGTGCGCGGCAGATGCATCGACGGCCACGCGGCCGGCATCGTCACCCAGGCCATCACAGGCACGGTCCAGAACGGATCGGCCTTCCACCCGAAGTACGCGGCGCACGCCACGCAGATCGCTACGAGGGTACCCATCTCCGCCTCCCGCAAGCCAATTTAGAGAGTTCTCTCTAGATTTTGGTTGGTACCGTTGCAAACAACCTATTGGTTGTGTTCCACTGCGTTTCACCAACCAAGCGCAACCGTTCTGGTTGTGTCTGTAGCAGGAGGACCGGCAGATGGAAATCGCATCGTACAGCGCGCGGCATCACCGCCGCACCTACTCGATCCTCGCGATCGCGCGCCGCCACCCCCTGCTGTTCCGCCACCTCGTCGGAGGTGCGAAGTGATCCGGCGCCTGCGCCGATTTCTACTCCGGCTCGAACTGCGCTTCACGCAGCACCAGCTCGAGCTGGCCCAAGACGACTACGACCTGGCTGTCGCGGCCGGTGACCCGAAGGCCTGCGCCGACGCCTCCCTGTTCTACGCCCAGCTGCAGCACGAAGCCGTGCGGCTGCAGCAGCGCATCGCTCGCCTTAACCAACCCGCTTGAAAGGACCCTCTCGTGAGCCAAACCGTCACCTCGATGATCGAGGACCACTACAGCGCCGACCTGACCATCGACGGCGCGCGCGTGAGCGTCGTCGCCTCGTCGATGGCCGTGCTGGCCGATCTGATCGCTCGGCTCAAAGGTACCGCGGCGAAGGCTCCGGAGGTGAGCCAGTCGGCGCCGAAACCCGCTCCGGCCCCTGCGCCACAGGTGGCTGCCGCGCAGCAGGCGCCGGGAAAGTCCGAGCCTGCACCGAGTGCCGCCGCTACGGCTCCTGCCGCGCAGCCGGCCGATGCCTCTACCCAGGCCGCGGCTGTGAGCTATGAGGACGTCAAAGCCCACATCAACAAGCTGTACGCCATCAAGCCGGAGCACGCCATCGACGCGCTGGCCAAGTTCGGCGCCAAGAAGGGCCCCGACCTGCAGCCGCAGCAGTGGCCCGACTTCGTGGCCCACGCCGGCGCGCAGCTCGCTGCTCTGGGGGCCTGACCGTGCAACCGCGCCGCCATCACCCCCTGGTCGCCACGCTGCTCGGTGTCGTGGCGGCGGTCGCGTCCGTCAGGGCCGGCATCCGCCCGGGCCTGCTCAAGGCCAGCGAGATCGGTCTCGATCGCGTCTGGAAGGGCCCGCGCACCTACCCCATCGGCCGCGGCGGGAACGGCTCGGCACGCGTCAAGCGCGCCGCGCTGAAGGCCCGCAACGTCCAACGCAACCGGAGGGCGCACCGTGGCTGACCACGCCAAGCTGATGAGCCCCAGCAGCGCGGCGCGCCGCATCGCGTGCCCGGGCTCGCATGTCCTCGAATCGCTGGTGCCGGACAACGGCAACCCGGCCAGCCGTGACGGCAGCGCGATGCACGAGGTCGCGGCGATGTGCCTGCTCGACAGCGCTTCGAATGGCGGCGTACCGGTCGAGCCGCACGGCTTCGTCGGCCGCTACTTCGTCATCGACGGCGAGAAGGTCGAGTTCGACGAGGACATGGCCGACCTGGTCAAGCCGTACGTCGACACGATCCGCACGCTGGCCGCCGGCCACGAGCTGCTGGTCGAGCAGCGCGTCGACTTCTCGCGCTTCGTGGGCGTCGATGGCTGCTTCGGCACCGCCGACGCGATCATCCTGCGGCCGGCCGAGGGCGGCGTCGAGCTGCAGGTGCACGACTTCAAGAGCGGCTACCACCGCGTCGAGGTCGAGCGCAACCCGCAGCTGATGCTGTACGCGCTGGGTGCGTACGACGTGCACGGGCTGATGCACGAGCTCGTAGGCGTGCGGCTGTTCATCCACCAGCCCAAGATCGCCGACGAGCCCAGCGAGTGGGCGTGCACGGTGGGCGAGCTGCTGGCCTTCGCCGAGGAAGCCAAGCACGCGACGCACGCCTGCAAGGCCGCCGAGTGGCACCACAAGGGCAACGGTATCGGCGACGAGTTTGTCGCTGAATACCTGCGCCCCGAGGACGACGCCTGCCGCTTCTGCAAGGCCGCGGGCACCTGCCCGGCACTGACCAAGCACGTGGAGCAAAGCATCGGGGCCGACTTCAGCGTTCTCGCGGTCGGCACTGACATCGACGTGTCACCGGTGAACGAGATCGACCTCGGCCAGATGATGGCCGCCGCGCCGCTCGTGGAGACCTGGCTCAAGGCCGTGCGCGCCGAGACCGAGCGCCGCCTGCTGGCAGGCCAGCCGGTGCCGGGCTTCAAGCTCGTCCAGGGCAAGAAGGGCCCGCGCAAGTGGCAGGACCCGGAGGCCGCGGAGCAGCAGCTCAAGAGCATGCGGCTCAAGGTCGAGGAGATGTACCAGCTGAAGCTGATCAGCCCGACTGCGGCCGAGAAGCTCACGAAGGCCCCCGCCGAGGGCGAGAAGCCCATCCTGGGCCCGCGCCAGTGGACGAAGCTGCAGACGCTGGTCACCCAGTCGCCCGGCTCGCCCAGCGTGGCGCCCGAGTCCGACAAGCGGCCCGCGCTGGTGATCACGCCGGTGTCCGACGACTTCGAGCCCGTGGCCACCAAATCCGAGGGCGTGGAGGCGCTGCTGTGAACGAAGCCAACGGCCTGCCGCACCTCAAGGACTCGAACGAGCTGGTGGTCGAGTTCGCCAAGGCGGCCCTGACCGGCGCGATGGCGGACCCCGCGTGCAACCCCAGCACGCAGGACCGCATCAACGAGGTCTGCGACTTCTGCTGGCACATCGCCAAAACGATGGTCGAGCGGCGGCCGCCTCGCACGGAGGACAGCCTGCAATGAACGCACCCGACAAGGGCCTCGCGGCCGCGTACGCGCATCGCACCGACGGCCGCGGCAACGACTGCCGGCTGCCCATCAGCGACCACTTCCCGCCCTCTGTACGCGACGCACTGGTCCGCGCGTCGCAGACCCCTTTCGACGAGATGGACCCCCTGGCGCGCGTCCGGGCGATCAACAAGGCGATCCAGCGCGCGCGGCTGGCGTACCCCGAACTTTTCCGACCCGATGAGGTGACCCAATGAAAGTGAAGCTGACCAACGTGCGCTTGTCCTTCCCGGACCTGTTCACGCCCACCACCGTGCAAGGCCAGGGCAAGCCGGCCTACCGCGCGCAGTTCCTCGTGCCCGAAGCGGGCGCGCTGAAGACGCAGATCGACAACGCGATCCGCGAGGTGGCGCGCGCGAAGTGGGGCGCCAAGGCCGACGCCATCCTGACGGCCAACGAGGGCATCCCCAACAAGACCTGCTGGATCGATGGCAAGCGCCGCACGTACGACGGTTACGCCGGCAACTGGGCCCTGTCGACGACCCGCGGCGAGGACAAAGGGCCGCCGCTGCGGTACGACGCCGCCAAGGTGCTGCTGGAGCGCGACACGGGCGTGCTGTACGCAGGCTGCTACGTCAACGCCAGCGTGCAGTTCTGGGCCCAGGACAACCAGCACGGCAAGGCCATCCGGTGCGAGTTGCTGGGCGTGCAGTTCTGCGGCCACGGCGACGCGTTCGGTGGTGGCGGCACGCCGAACCCCGACGACTTCGACGCGATCGCTGAAGGCGCCGGCGCCGACGCGCTGGTGTGACCTGTGGCGCTGATCGTCATCACCGTCGCCGATAGCCCCGAGGGCGCGCAGGTGGCCGTCCAGGCCGAACCGGCGCTGCCCTCGGGTATGCCCAACGTCATGTTGTCCCCCGCCCAGGCAGCTGCGCTCACGATGCTGGCCGCACTGCAGGGCGAGATCAAGCAGGACCGCGGGCTGATTCAACTCCTGAGCTGAGAACCCATGAACATCCTGACCAACCTGAAGCAGCACTTCGAAGACTTCGTCGCCCGCGAGGGCCACGCCGCCGGCAGTGCCGAGCACGCCGCGGTGCGCAAGTTCGCCGAGTTCCTGCAGGGCAAGCAGGCGGTGGCCAACGCCGTCGACCTGCTCACCAGCCGCGGCAACACCGTCACCGGACCCGACGCGCCGCAGGCGCCCACAGCCTGACGCTCGAAAGCTCGGCATGCGCAGCTTCAACGACCTGGAAACCTACAGCGAGACGCCGATCAACTGCGGCGCGCACCGCTACGCCGAAGGTGCGGAGGTGCTGCTGTGGTCCTACGCGCTCGACGACGCGCCGGTCCGGGTCTGGGACGTGACCGGCGGCGCGCGCATGCCAAGCATCCTGTACGACCAGCTGGCCGACGAGCGCAACGAGGTCTGGTTCCACAACGGTGGGATGTTCGACTTCGTTGTGCTCCAGCACGCCGGCCGGTCGCTCGGCATGCCGCCCGTCGCCATGAGCCGCTGGCGCGACACGATGGTGCTGGCCTACATGCACAGCCTGCCAGGCGCGCTGGAGAAGCTGGGCACCGTGCTCGGCCTGGCCGAGGACATGCAGAAGCTCAAGACCGGCAAGGACTTGGTGCAGCTGTTCTGCAAACCCCGGCCGGCCAACCGCATACTGCGCCGCGCCACGCGCGAGACGCACCCCAATGAGTGGGCCGAGTTCGTGCGCTACGCCGGCGGCGACATCATCGCGATGCGCGAGTGCCTGGCGAAGATGCCCAAGTGGAACGCCACCGAGCGCGAGTGGGCGCTGTGGCACACCGACCTGCGCATCAACTACCGCGGCTTCGCGATCGATGGGCAGCTCGTGACGGCGGCCATCGCCGCGGCCGATCGCGCCCAGGAGTCGCTGGCCGACCAGGTGCAGCAGCTGACGGACGGCGACGTGCAGCGCGCCACCCAGCGCGACGAGATGATCCGGCACCTGCTGCTGGAGCACGGCGTCGAGCTGCCCGACCTGCGCGCGGACACGCTGGAACGCCGCATGCAGGACCCCGAGCTGCCGCCGCAGGTCAAGGACCTGCTGGGCGTGCGACTGCAGGCCAGCACCACCAGCGTCGCGAAATACAAGACCCTGGCCAAGGCCACCAGCAGCGACGGGCGCATGCGCGGCTGCCTGCAGTTCCGCGGCGCCGCGCGCACCGGCCGCTGGGCGCATCGCCTGTTCCAGCCCGGCAACCTGCCGCGGCCGGCGCTCAAGCAGCGCGACATCGAGCTCGGCATCGAGGCCGTCAAGCTGGGCTGCGAGACGCTGTGCTACGGCAACGTGATGGAGCTGCTGAGCAGCGCGGTGCGCGGCGCGATCGTCGCGGGCCCGGGCAAGAAGCTCTGCATCGCCGACCTGTCGAACATCGAGGGCCGCGTGTGCGCGTGGCTGGCCGGCGAGACCTGGAAGCTGCAGGCGTTTCGCGACTTCGATGCCGGCCGCGGTGCCGACCTCTACAAGGTCGCCTACGCCAAGGCCTTCGCGATCAAGCCCGAGGACGTGCAGAAAGACCAGCGCCAGATCGGCAAGGTCATGGAGCTGATGCTGCAGTACCAGGGCGGTGTCGGCGCGTTCATCACCGGCGCGGCGACCTACGGCATCGACCTGGCGGCGATGGCCCGCGCCGCGCTGCCCAGCGTGCCGGCCGACGTGCTGCGCGAGGCCGAGGGCTTCTGGGAGTGGACCAAGGACCAGAAGCGCTCGACGTTCGGCCTGGCGCAGGAGGTGTTCGTCGCGTGCGATGCGCTGAAGCGCCTCTGGCGCCGCGCACACCCGGCGATCGACTCGCTGTGGCCCGAGCTGGAGGACGCCGTGCGCGCGGCGATCAACGAGCCGGGCGCCGTGTTCCAGATCCGCAGGCTGAAGGTGCGCCGCGTCGGCTCCTGGCTGCAGCTGCGGTTGCCCTCGGGCCGCAACCTGTCCTACCCCATGGTGCGCATCGAGAAAGACAACTCGATCAGCTACATGGGCCAGGACCAGTACACGCGCCAGTGGAAGCGGATCAAGACCTACGGCGGCAAGCTGCTGGAGAACGTCACCCAGGCTGTCGCCTGCGACCAGCTGGGCGACTGCATGCCGCTGATCGAGGCGGCCGGCTACCCGATCGTGCTGAGCGTGCACGACGAACTGCTCACCGAGACCCCGGACTCCGACGAGTTCAGCGCCGACCAACTGGCCGAGCTAATGACCTCGGACCTGGGCTGGAACGACGGCCTGCCGCTCGCCGCGGCGGGGTACGAAACCTACCGCTACCGGAAGGACTGACATGCCCTACGACCGGAAGGATTTTGAAGAAGTGTTGGCACCGCCGATGTGCAAGCACTGCGGCTCGACCGATGTGCGCTGGCGCCAGCAGGGCGGCAAGTGGGTGCTGTTCAGCCTGCAGCCCGGCGTCGAGCACCGGTGCCCGCTCCCCTCTGACGACTTCGAGGTGCTGACCGATGCGTAACGACCCCGTCGCCACGCGCACCGGCATCGTGATCGGTGGCGCCTACACGCAGCGCCTGTCGCCGCACAAGGCCGACCCCATCGAGTTCCACCAGCGGCGCAGCCGCGTCGCGGACCTGGGCCGCCGTGCGGTGCCCTGGGTGGGCCTGGGCATCCTGCTCGGTTTCGTCGTCGGGTGGCTGCGATGAGCAAGAAACAGCAGCCCAAGAAGCCCGACCCGGCCAACGAGTGGCGCCCATACGAGAACCCGGCGTTCGAGATCAACGGGCTGGGCCAGCTGCGCACGAAGAACCACAAGCCGGGCGACGTGCCCACGAAGCCCAAGCAGCCGCTCGTCGAAGAGGGAACCCTGGACGACTGGACCGGCGTGTTCGCTGACGGCTGGACGATCACGAGGGAGGACGCGTGCTGAAGTACCGCGACATGATGGAGCGGTTGCTCGCGAACACCATCGCCGAGCACTGCGGCCACACGATCGACGGCGAGCCCAGCGAGTGCTGGCTGTGGATCGGCAATCTCGATCATCACGGCTATGGCCGCGTGACGATGCGCATCGACGGCAAGCACAAGAAGGTGCGGGCGCACCGCGCCAGCGCGCGCGTGTTCCTCGGCCTGGACATGGACGACACCGAGACGTGGGACCACCACTGCCGGCAGACCTCGTGCATCCACCCGAACCACGGCGAGCCCGTGCCTAACGCCGTAAACGCCTCGCGCATGCAGCAGTTCTGGAAGAACTACCGTGCCGAAAAGGCCGGCCAGCAGCGGCTGGAGATGGCCGATGCGTGAACGCGACATCGAGCGCTACCTCGTCAAGCGCGTCAAGGAACTCGGCGGCGAGGTGCGCAAGGTCCAATGGATCGGCCGCCGCGGCGCGCCGGACCGGCTGGTGATGTTGCCGGGGAACAACCACTGGCCGCTGTTCCCGGTCGTCGCCTTCGTCGAGTTGAAGAACCCCGAGACGATCAAGACCTTTCCGGCCAACGCGCACGAGCGGCAGCAAGCCCGCGAGCACGCGCGCATGCGGCGCATGGAAGCGGACGTGCGGGTCATCGGCACGATCGAACAGGTGGACGCATGGCTCGGTTGACCCTCGTTCCGAATCCTGTGCGGTGCAAATGCCGGTTCCAACTGGTCACGCATCAGGGCCGCGGTGGGAACCGCCGAGCAATCTACACGTGCGTCGCGCATCCCTACCCGAGTGGATGCCTTCCGTTCGCAGCAGCACCTGTGAAGCCTGCAAAACATGCGTGACTTCGAGCCGCGCCCCTACCAGCGCATCGCGCTGCAGCACATGCTCGACACGCCGCGCTGCGCGCTCTGGGCGGGCATGGGCATGGGCAAGACGAGCACCGCGCTGGCCGCCGCCGACGTGCTGCACAACCTGCACGGCGAGGACCACCCTACCCTGGTCACGGCGCCGCTGCGCGTGGCCAGCAACACCTGGCCGACCGAGGTGCGCAAGTGGCGCCAGTTCGCCGGCCTCGACGTGGTGCCGATCGTCGGCACCGAGGACCAACGGCGCGCGGCGCTGCGCCGCGATGCGCCGATCTTCGCCACCAACTACGAGCAGCTGCCCTGGCTTGTCGAGCACTACGGCGACCGCTGGCCGTTCCGCCAGGTCGTCGCCGACGAATCGACGAGGCTGAAGTCGTTCAGGCTCAAGCAAGGCGGCCAGCGCGCTCGGGCGCTCGGACGCGTCGCGCACAAGCACGTGCGCCGCTTCGTCCAGCTCACCGGCACGCCGGCGCCCAACGGCCTGGGCGACCTGTGGGGGCAGATGTGGTTCATCGACGCCGGCCAGCGGCTCGGCCGCACGCACGGCGGTTTCAAGCAGCGCTGGTTCCGGCCGACGCACGACGGCTACGGCATTGAGCCGCTGCCGCACGCCCAGGATGAAATCCAGCACCTGCTGCGGGACGTGTGCCTGACGCTCGACCCCAAGGACTGGTTCGACCTGCGCGAGCCCATCGTCAACACGATCCGCGTCGAGCTGCCGAAGAACGCCCGCGGCAAGTATCGCGACATGGAACGCGAGATGTTCATGCAGCTGGAGGGCCACGACGTGGAGGCCTTCAACGCAGCGGCCAAGACGATGAAATGCCTGCAGCTGGCCAACGGCGCGGCCTACGTCGGCGAGACCAACGACGCCTATGTCGAGTTGCACGACATGAAGCTGCAGGCCCTGGATTCGATCCTCGAGGAGGCCAACGGCGCGCCGGTGCTGGTGGCCTACCACTTCCGCTCCGATCTGGAACGCATCCAGCGCGCGTTCCCGCACGCCATCAATGTGGCCGCGCCCGAAGGCCTGCGCGACGCGCAGCGCGGCAAGGGGCGCCTGTGGGTCGGCCACCCGGCCAGCATGGGCCACGGCGTCGACGGGCTGCAGGACCACTGCAACCAGGCGGTGTTCTTCGGCCACTGGTGGGACCTGGAGCAGCGGCTGCAGTTCATCGAGCGCATCGGCCCGGTGCGCCAGGCGCAGGCCGGCAAGGACCGGCCCGTCTTCATCCACAACATCGTCGCCGTCGACACGGTCGACGAGATCGTGCTCGCGCGCCACGAGTCCAAGCGCGAAGTTCAAGACCTTCTGAAGGAAGCCATGAAAGCGAGGAAATGATGAGCCTTTGCCCAGACTGTCGGCGCGAGGTTGTAGGAATCTGCTATTGCCGCGTGTCTCTCGGTCCAGAATCGACGCTTCAACCTGGTCAGGTGCTCAGCTTTGATGCGCAGGGCAACCGGGTGGACATCAGCACAACGCCCAGCGCCCTCGCCCACCAGGAGGGCGGCAACCACTACAAGGCCCTGGCCATCCAGCCGGTGGAGTACATCCACAAGAACGGCATCGGGTTCTGCGAGGGCTCGGCGATCAAGTACCTGACGCGCTGGCGCGCCAAGGGCGGCATCGAGGATCTGAAGAAGGCCCGCCATTTCATCGACCTGCTGATCGAGATGGAGGCCCAGAAGCCATGAGCGCCACTGTCGTACAGGTCGCCCTCGCGCCGCGCGTGCGCGTCCCCCTGGCCGCCCAGGCGACCGGTCTGAGCGAGCGGGCGATCCGCTGCAAGATCGACGAGGGGAAGTGGCTGGAGGGCCGCGAGTACTATCGCGATCCGGACGGCAGCATCTGGATCGACATCAAGGGGGTGATGCAATGGGTCGCACAGGGTCGGGCGTAGAGGTCCGCGAGAAGTCGATCCGGCTGTCGTTCACCTTCGAGGGCAAGCAGCACCGGCACACCCTCACGTTGAACGGCGCGCCACTCGCGCCCACGGCGGCCAACGTGCGCTACGCGCACCGGCTCGCGATCGAGATCCGCGAGCGCATCCGCCACGGCACGTTCAGCCTGGTGGAGTACTTCCCGGCCAGCGGTGCCAGCCCGACCGGCACGACGGTGGGCAGCCAGCTGGACACGTGGCTCGGCACCCTGCGCGTCGAGCACAGCACCAAGGCCGGCTACAGCAGCGCCATGCGCTTCTGGAAGGCCGCGCCGTGCGATGAGCTCGGCTCGCCCCTGGGCGATCTGCAGCTGCGCAAGGTGAAGCTCAGCCACCTGCTGACGGCCCTCGCCAGTCGGCCGGACCTGTCCGGCAAGACGGTCAACAACTACGTCTGCGTGCTGCGCGACGCGCTGCAGTTGGCCGTCGACGACAAGGTGCTGCCGGAGAACCCTGCGGCCGGCGTGCCCAAGGCGAAGCACCAGAAGGAACCGCCCGATCCGTTCTCGGCCGACGAGGCCGAGGCGATCCTGGCCGACATGGCCAAGCACTACCCCGAGCAGGTGGGCAACCTCACCGAGTGGTGGTTCTTCACCGGCGTGCGCACCAGCGAGATGGCCGGCCTGCAGTGGCCCTCAATCGACTTGGCCGCCGGCCGGATGCGCGTGCACGAGGGCATCGTGCGCGGCAAGGCCAAGGACACGACCAAAACCGCCGTTTCGCGCGACGTGATCCTGAACAGCCGCGCGCTGGCCGCGCTGCAGCGTCAGGCCAAGCACACCCGCATGCGCGGCACCCACGTCTGGCTGGAGCCGGTGCACGGCACGACCTGGTCGCCCGAGTCGGTGTTCGTCACCAAGTACTGGGCGCCGACGCTCAAGCGCCTGGGCATCCGCTACCGCCGGCCGTACAACATGCGCCATAGCTACGCGGCCCGGATGCTGATGGCCGGCATGACGCCTGCGTTCTGCGCCCGCCAGCTGGGCCACTCGGTGCAGATGTTCTGCAACACCTACGCCAAGTGGATCGACGGCCAGCGCGACACGCTGGAGATGCAGCGGCTGGAGGCGACACTGGGTGCGGGGGTTGCTCCCGGCGCCGCTCAGGGGTTGTAATCCCGGGCAACTTCAAGGAGGACATCATGAGAACCCTAGCCCCCATCCTCGCCCTTGCGCTGGCCGCATGCAGCAGCTACTCGCCCTCGGTGACGGAAGCGCCAGCGGGCAAGATCGTGGTCTACAAGCTGCCGATCGAGCAGGCCAAGACGCTGGTCGCCACGACCATGTCATCGCACTTCGCCGGCCGGGACGTGACGCCGCTGACGCCCCCGGCGATCGGGTACAGCACTTACACCCGCATGATGCTGGACACGTGGTCGACCACCGTCACGATCCTGCCGGTGCACGCGATGGTCGCGGGCCAGGGGGTCGACGCACTACGGATCGACGTGCAGGGAAGCGGAAGCTCCGTGCTGACGGGCCGCGTGATCTTCGAAGGATTCAAGGACCGCCTGGCGGCTGAACTCGCGCCGTCGGCAGTGATCGCCGACAGCTACACCCCCGCGGTCGCCAGCCCGGTTTCTTCCCCGATTCTTCCCCAGGGCCAAAAGCAAAACGGCGCCTAAGCGCCGTTTTTCACTCGTGTGGCGGAGGGAGCGGGATTCGAACCCGCGGTGGGCTATTAACCCAAAGTGTACCGTTTTAGGTACAACCTGCCGGGTTCTGCCGGTGTCTGGTCTCAGAGGTGAACCGCGGGCGTCGGGCTGCTTTACAACCTGTTGCGTTCGGGGATTCTTCCCCGGATTCTTCCCCCGGTCGCCTACGGCGCGCGGGCGATGTCGGCCATGAGCTCCGTCTTGCGGTCGCTGGAGCTGGAGCTGCCGAAGTAGTAGTTCAGCACTTGCTTGGCCTCGCCCATCAAGTAGCCGAGCGTGGTGCCCACGATGCCGGCCAGTGCCGGGTCCTTCGTGACGTAGCCGCCCACCACAGCAGCAACGGACCCCACGCTGGCGGCCACGACCAACCACGCCAGTCCCGCCGGCGTGTTGCCGCGCACGGCGATCTCGCGCTTGCGCGCGGAGTCCCGATCCGACACGTCCGCCTGGATCGCGGCGGTCTGCGCCGCCAGCAGCGCGCCGGCGTGCTGCTCGACCAGCTGCTGCAGTTGCACCTGCCGGTCGGCCTCGATCTGCTTGAGCTTGACCGCCGCGTCGGGATTCGTCGCCAGCGCCGCGCTCACGTCGTCAGGCGTGGCCGGCGTGCCGAGCGCGGACGCCACCATGCCGCCGATCGCGGCGCCGGCCGGACCACCGATCAGCGTGCCGAGCAGCGGCGCGGCCTTGCCCAACGTCCCTGCGATGTCTTTCCAGTCCATGATCACGCCTCCAGCATGTCGTCGGCCAGGCGGTTCATCCAGCCCGCCAGGAAGCGGTCGCGCCGCTCAGGCGGGATCGCGGTGTAGTTCTTGATCGCGTAGGCCTGCAGCCGGCGCAGTGCGCGCGCGGGGTCTTGCGATGCGGCCATCAGCGTGTGCGGCCCCAAGATGCCGTCTTCGGTCTCGCCGACCGCGCGCTGCAGCAGCGTGATCGCGTGCGCCGGGTGGCCGGCCGCGCTGGTGTTGACGGCCAAGTCGAACATCTCCAGCTTGAGCAGGTCGGGCAGCGCGTCGCCGCCGGATGGGCCCCAATACTCCAGGCGGTAGAACTCGTGCACCGCGGCCTGGAGCGCCGCGTCAGTTTCGAGACCAGCCGGAAAGTCGGGGTCGTTCTTGTGGTCATCCACCAGTGCCCATCCGAACCACGTCGGGTTCTTGGCGCGCGCCACGCCCTTGTAGGTCTCACCGCCCGGGTCGGCAGGGTCGTGCACGTAGCCGCCCTCGTGGCGCATCAGCAGCGCGAAAGCGTCGTCGAAGGTCACAGCTTGGCCACCTCGCCCTGAATCTCATCCAGCTTGTCGAAGATGCGGCGTAGCGCGTCCTGCACCTCGGCGCGCGGCATGTAGCTCCTGGCCAGTTCGACCTGCAGCGCGGTGATCTGCACCTGCTGCGCGGTGACCATCGCCCAGATGTTGCGCACCCACCAGCCAACACCCGCCGTGATGAGGCCTAGGAGAACGGTGACAAGTTGCCAAGGGTCCATGGGTCAGCCGTGGTAGTGGCCGCTGATCGCGAAATCGCTGGTGTTCGTCAGGTCCGTGTCCGCCAGTTGGATTGCCACACCGGCAGACAACTTCAGCAACTTGATCGCAGGGCCCGTTTGCACGAGTGCCATGGGCGCTGCGCCAAAACCAGAGCCAAGGTTTTGAGCGAAGACAGATGCCGACGGGAAAGCCGTGTCCGCAATCGGGGGAAGGCCCGTGAGCTGGATCAGTAACGAGCCTGTCGACGTGCCCTTGGACGTGAGGATCACGCGCAACCGGAAGTAGATCGTGTCGCCGATCTGCTGGTAGTAGCCGTACTGAGTCGCGTAGGTAATTCCGGTGTTCCCGCCGCCCAGCGTAATCGTCGGCGTGAAGGTCTGCTTCCATGCGTAGCGGTCCAGTGTGTTCAGGTCGGACTGAGCAGCGCCGCCGGGCTTGAAACCTGTGCCGCTGACGGGCCCGTCGATCACGATGACGCCGCGACCTGTCGTGCCGTCCACGTGGATATACGGCCCAGTGACCTTGGTGGGGTCAATGAACCTACCGTACTTTGATCCGCAGCCACCAATGCGATACAGCCCCGGCAGGCTCACCCCAGCCCCAACTTGAATCATGTCTGGGAAGCCGGTGATCGTGGAACCGGTGTCCTCGAAGGTCACCTCGTCGAAGTACCAGCCGGCATAGCTCGACGAGGATCCGGTCTGGTTGAGGCTCACCGATCCCTGTGCGTGGTTGGGCGCGCCCATCGTGTCCAGGTCGCAGCCGGTGAACTTGATCTCGCTGATCTTCTGCGAACTTGTCGTGCCCTGGCTGTCCGCATACACGTCGTACGCGCCAGCGGTGGTCTGACCAGCGCCGCGCACGTCCACGTTGCGGAACTCGCCCTGGTTGCAGAAGACGCCGCTCAGGTTCGGCACGATCATCGCGATCCCGTGCCGGCCAGGCGTCATGATCTTCACGTCTTCAACGTCGAAGTTCTGCGTCCATTGCGACGCGCCGCCGTTCTCGAAGTGCAGCCCGTCACGTACCGCGTTGAGGATTTGGAAGCCGCGCAGGCGCATGAAGTCGCTGTTCGCTGCGCCGGCCTTGCCACCTGCCGCCACCACGGCGTCTCGGCCGCAGCCGTTGGCGTTGATCTGGACGCCTTCCCACACCAGTTGCTGGTTCGGCAGCGAGCCCTGCAACACGAGCAGGTCCGTGGATGAGTTGACGCCCGAGAACCGCAGTTCCGAGCGGCCCGTCACGCGGGCACGGTGCACGCTCAGTTGGCGCTGGCTCAGGTAGCCGGTGCCCCACATGGTGACCTCGCGCTCGGGCGAGCCGGCAGCCCAGTCGAACGCGGCCTGCAGCGCTGCGCCGCTATCCACTGCGAACGAGTTGACCGCGCCGAAGTCGCGCTCCACATCGCGCCGCACGGCGAGCTTGAAGACGTTGTTCAGTGCTCGACTCATCGCGTCACCATGCGGGGATGTAGCGGGTGGTACCGTTGTCGTTGATCGGTATCCACTTCGTGGGGTTGCCGGCCACCGGCGAATTCGTCAGCGTGCCCGTCTGCGCACCGGCGCTGTTCGTCAGTGCCGCCAGGGAACTCAGCATGTAGAAGGGCGACCTGATGGACAGGCCGTTGGCGTCCACCCGCAGCCGCTCGGTGCTTCCTATGTAGGCCGACAGCGTGCTGATGCCGGCGGCGCCGAGCCGCGCGTCGCTGCCCCCTGCATAGCGCAAGATGGTCCAGTCGTCGGTGATGTCAGTGAGGTAGGGCGTGGCCGCGCCGCCGCTGGTGTCGATGTAGCTCGGCAGCCAGATCACCGGCGGCTTCGTGCCGTTCGTCTCCAGCAGGAGCTTGACCTTCTGGCCGCTCATGATGAAGTCGGTGCCGATGACGTGGATCTCGGCCGCGGTCTTGATGTCGGAGTACAGGCCCGCGCCGGCGCGGCTGTTGCCGAAGAAGCGGCCGCCGATGAACTTCTTGGCCGCAGCGCCAGCCGCGATGCTCGCGCCGTTCTGCAGCGCGCCGTCGATGGCGCAAGCGATCCAGCTGGACGCCGCGTTGGAAAACGGATCCACCACCACGTTGATCGTGTTGTAGTAGATGTTGCAGCCGAGGTAGACGTTGGCGCCACCGGCCAATTCGCGCACCCCATAGTTCTGGCACACCCCGAAGTCACAGCTGGTGTAGCGGCCGTCGTAGCCGTAAGTCACCAGCGCGCTGTCGTTGCAGTAGCGCACGATCACCCGGTCGAGCAGCGCCCAGTTTCGGTTCACCCCGAAGTACAGCCCGTCGCCGGTGAAGTTCAGGATCACCACGTCCGAGCCGCGAATGCTCGGGCTGTACTGCGTGCCGATCGCCCACGGCGCGTCAGGGCAGTAGATTGCGTGGCTGGTGCCTACCGTCGTGCTGTCGGTGCGGTTGCCCACCAGGGTGACACCTTCGACCGAGAAGTGGTTGGCGTCGTCCACCGAGGTGCCGGCCACGTCCTCTGCGTTGACGGTGAACAGCGGACCTGTCTCGCCGGGCTTCAGCACGATGAACGTGTTCTTCGAGCCCGCGCCCTTGACCTTGCCCACCTTGTTGAACTGCTGCGCGCTCAACTGGTACACGCCTGGCGGGAACACCATTGGCTCGCGGCCGGTACCCACCACGTTGAAGGACTCGCCTTCGACATAGTTCTTGTACGAGAGCGCGGCGGCGCTGGAGTCGCCCGCGCCGGTGGAGTCGGCGCCGGTGTAGTCGTTGATGTTGCGCGCGTCGCCCGCACGCGCCGTGAGCGTGCGCCCTGCCGTGCCGCTGCCGGTCTGCGTGACGCTGACCTGTGCGCCGTCCACGCCGGCCGTGACCATGCGTGCCGCGATGACCTCGACCTCCATGCCGGCATTCAGGCCGGTGCTCATGGTGATCGAACTGCTGCTGGTTTGGGTGTAGTCGGTCTGCGGCAACAGCTTGCCGTCGACCACCACCAGGATGGCGCTCACGCCCGGCGTGTAGCGCACGGACGCCAAGTTGATGACGGTCTGTCCGTCGGACTGGACGGTCACGACCTCGCGGCCGACCACCGTGCCGCCGGTGCCGCCGGGCGACACAGCAGCGATCGCAGCAGCCACCTGGTCAACGGTGAACGCAGAGACGCCGGCATCGCCTGTCAGGCCGAAGATCGGCATGCGATTGGCTCGCGCGCCCTGGTTCGGCAGCTCGCTGAGCGTGTCCGGGTAAGCCGCCCGCAGGCCGCCCTGGGCCGTGATCTGCGACTGCTGCGCCAGGATCGTCAGACGATCCAGGGCGGCCTCGATAACCTTCGGGTAGAAGCCCCCCATGTTGGGGATGGAAGCCCCTTGGGTAGGCACCACGTCGCTCGTCATGCTGAGCGACTGCGTGGCCGCCAGGGGCGTAGTCAGGGTAACCGTGCCCCCTGGCGCCGTGTCCTGGTTGGCGTTCAGCGTGACCGTGTAATCCACCGACAGCGCCAGTTCCACCGGCGCATTCGTAGTCTCGTCCACGCGCGTGACCAGCAGGTCCGAGTCCTGGAAGACCTTGAAGCCGAACTGGTAGGAAACGGTGCTGCCGTCGCCCTGGAACGGCCCGGCGGTGCGTACCGTGCTGTTGATCGTCATGCGCGCGGCCCCAACTTGTCGCGGCCAGTCTCTGGCTTGGCGACGCGGGTACGTGTACCGCGCTACTGCTTCGGCTTCGCGTGCCCATAGATCAGCCCGCGCCACCAGTCGGCGATGCCGTCAGGCGCTTCCGAGCCGTTGTGCACGTCCCAGAGGAACTGCGCCGAGGTGCTGAGCTGGCCGGTCGGCAGGCCGAACACGTAGCCTGCGGTCTGCGCCGCATGCTTCACCCACTTGTCGCTGACCGGCTCGCCTTGGGCCGCGGCCTTCACGTCCTTGGCCGTCTTGCCCATCGTGGTGATCACCTGAGCCGCTGGCGTGGGTGTGTAGTCGCGGCCGGTGCCGATGCTGCTGGCGATGTCGCGCACGACCGGGATGCCACTGAACATGCCCATGCCGATTTCCTCGGCGGCCCAGGCCAGCCAGTGCTGGTCCTCGTTCTGGCTACCGGGGGGCGGCGGCTTCAGCGCGGCGTGCAGCAGCTGCGGGATGATGAAGTAGAACCAGCTGCGCGCCAGCACCATCGCGAAGTCGCGCCGCGCGCCGGCGTAGTCGCCCTGGCGCAGCTGGTCGGGGATGCCGGCCGCCGTGCGCGCGATGTCGCGCTGCCGGTTGTAGAAGTGGTTCCAGAAGCTGTAGAACATGGTGAACAGCTTCTGCCACTCCGGCCCGCGCTGGATGGCCGCCAGGTCCTTCGTGCCGCCCCCGCCGTGCGCATTGCGCACCGCCTTGTCAGCTTCGTAGATGGCCTGGTCCTCGCTGCGCCCTTCGCTGAGCCCGCGGTTGTACGCGCCCAGCCAGGTGGGCAGCGCGCTGGCCATGTCCAGCATGCTGATGCCGTAGTAGGCGAAGCGCTTCACCGGCTCGACGGCCTTGGTGGCCGCGCCCTCCACGCCCTCTGTGGCGTGCAGATCCATCTCGCGCAGCGCATCGCGCACGTCGCGGTCCACCTCGTTCATGCGGTTGCGCATCTCGCTGGAGCGCTCGAACACGAAGTCGCGAGCATCGCGCATGCGCTCGGGCGAGCCGATGAAGCCCTTGAGCCCGCTGGCGAACCAGCGCGCGCCGATCTCGCCCACGCTGTTGCTGGCCGCCGTGGCGCCGTGGATCATCATCGTGGTGGCCCGAAAACCCAGGCCCACCAGCGTGGTCGTTGTGCGCGCCCAGTGTGCCGCCTTGTCCCAGAATGCCAGCCCGCGCTCGTCGTACACCTTGTCGTTGGCGATGGCCTGCAGCCAGGGGCGCACCTGCTTGTAGTACTCGCGGCCTAGCGTGTCCTCGATGCCCGAACGGATGCGGCTGTCGGACAGCAGCTTGTCGGCGTCGATGATCGCCTCGCGGTAGGCCAGATCGTGCACCACCTGGCTGATGTGCCGCGGCAGCACGTCCAGGCTCAGGTACAGCGGCCGCGCGTAGTCGACCCGGGCCTGGGTGTGGCCGCGCGAGGTCGCCGGCCGGCTGAACGTGTTCTCGAACAGTGCCGCGCCGCTGCGCTCGTTGCGCATGTCGACGTCGTGCGCGCGCAGCGGGTCGTAGATCACCGGGTAGTAGCCGCCCCGGTACTCGCCGTGCGGCGTGGTGATCGGGCGCGCTTCCACCCGCGGCGGCTCGACGCCGGACAGCCGCTTTTCCATCGCGGCGATGCGCGGCCACATCGAGTCCAGCGTGTCCCAGACACCCTGCACGAAGTCCCAGTCGGCCTTGGTCATGTGGCGATTCAGCGCCGCCCAGACGCCACGCTCCGACCAGCCTTCGCCCTCCAGCATCTTGCCGAAGTTCGACTCGTTGCCGGTGTTCAGCGCGATGGCCAGGATTTCCTTCTTCAGCAGGCTCGACGGCTTGCCGGTCTTGGAGTCGACCAGCTCGGGCACCGTGTAGCGCTCCAGCAAGTCGCGCTGGGCGTCCTTGGGCAGCGCCTCGTGCAGGTCGCGCAACTTGCCGGTGACCTCCTTCAGCAGGTCGTTCTCGACGCCCTGGGCGTCGGCGATGCGCCGGAACACCACCCGGTTGAACACGCCGTGGGGGTTGTGCGCGTCCAGCCAGTCGAACAGCTGCTCCATCTTCAGCAGGCTGGCGTCGGCCGAGCGCAGCAGGCTAGCGCCCTGCAGGTACTTGGCGTTGATCTTGTCCAGGCCCTTGCCGCCGGCGCCCGGGTTGCGCGGCTCCGCGGCCTCGCGCTGGGGCAGCGTCTTGAGCGTGGCCAGGGCCTCATTGACCAAGGCGTCCAGGTCGCGCTGCTCCTTCAGGTCCAGCAGCTTGTTCTTCAGCCGGCCCAGGTGCTCGATGCTCTTGACCGAGTCGAGCAGCCCGCGGAAGTCCTCCATCGACATCTCGCGGTAGGGCATGCGCTGGGCCTCGTCCAGCAGCTTGTCCGGCACCGCCGGGTCGAGCCCCTTGTCGCGCTGCGACTGGACCCACTCCAGCAGGCTCTGGCGCCGCGCCGCGGCGTTCAGCGGCGTCCCCTGGCGCAGGTCGAAGCGGTCGAGCAGCGCGTCGATCTGGCTGGCGTAGTCGGCGCCGATCGCGTCGCGCGTGCCGGCCTTGTCGAACCGGCGCAGGTACTTCAGGCCGGCGGCCACCTCGTCAGTGGCGTCCATCGCTGTCTTGGCCAGCCGGTTGTTCAGCATCTGGGCGCGCTTGGCGATGGCGGCGCCCTCGGTGTCACCCTTGGCCAGCGCCCGCTCGGCGTCGCGCGCCGCGCGCGTCTCGGCAGCCGTGAAGCGCGTGGGATTCACGTCGCGGATCTTCATCCGCGCGATCGTGTCCTCGGCCACCTGCTTGGCCGCGCGCGCCAGCGCGTCGACGGTGATGGCACGGCCGGTCGCCGTCTTGCGGCCGGTGTCGGTGCGCACCCGGTTGGCCTTGTCGATGGCCGCCAGCTCGGTGGCGATGAACCGGGCCCGGGCCTCGTTGTGCACTGCCTCGTCGGCCGCGCGCTCGATCGCCTCCGGACTGGACAGCTCGCCATGGCGCTCCAGCATGCGCTGGTCGGTCATGCCCTCGATGACCAGCTTCGGGTGCTCGGCCTTGGCCAGTGCCTGCACGAGCTCGCGGCCCGAGCCGAAGCCGAACATGTCAGCGACCAGGTCGGGGTGCAGCCCGTCGTTCGACCCTTTGGCGACCATGCCGAGCTCGCGCAGGCGGTTCACCACCTCGGGCGGCTCCATCATCCGGTGCTCCAGGTCGGTCAGGTTCAGGCGGCCGGCGGTCGGCTCCTCACCCTCCTTGGGCAGCTTGCCGGTCAGCCACTGCCACGCCTGGTAGACCGGCTGCTGGTAGACCTCGCTCTTGACCTCGTTCTCGACGCCCTTGCGCACCTCGGCGGCCCGGCTCTCCAGCTGCTTCAGCGCCTTGTCGCGGGCGCGGCCCAGCCATGCCATGTCGCGCAGGCCCTTGGTCTGCAGCTGCTCGATCGCGTTCTGCGTCGCCTGCTCGGCCAGCTGGTGGTAGCCCTGAGCGTCGACGCCGAACTTGGCCGCCTCCTCCGGGGTCTTGAACATCGGCTCAAACGCGCGGGCCTGCTCGGTCGCGCGGATCGCCTCGTTCGACGCCAGCAGCCGGCTCATCACGCCGCGCACGTCGTCGCTCAGGTCCACCTTCAGCGCGCCCAGGCTCTTGTAGACGTTCAGCAGCCACGCGCGGAAGCGCTGGAACACGCCGCGCATCTCCAGGCTCGGGGCCTTCCCTTCCATCACGTAGGCCTCGAACCCGCGCGCGAACTTCTCGTGCGCCTCGCGCTGCTCGTCCAGGCTCATGCTGTGCCAGCGGTCCAGTGCGCTCTGCTCGGGCGTGTCCTTGACACCCATCCAGCCCAGGGCGGTGTTGGCATCCGACTTGATTGCGTCCGGCACGTCGGGCCGCGCGGCCATGTCGGTGAGCGCGTGCACGAAGAAGTGGCCGCTCTCGTGGATGAACGTCGACAGGTCGGCGTTCTTCAGCAGGCCCACGGTCAGGCTCTGCGGGTCGAAGAACCCGCGCTGCGCGCCGCCCTGCCCCAGCGCGTCGCCGGCGGGGTTCTCCGCACCGATGCGCACAGGGTAGCGCTGGTACATCTCCTCGGGGGTGATGCCCAGGCGGCCAGCCTGCGTCAGGTAGAAGTTGGCCATCAGCGTCGAGTAAGCGTCGTTCACCTGGGGGGTGAAGCGCTGTGCCGCGTCCAGCTGATCGCGGATCGCCTGGCGCACGTTCTCGCCGCTGGTCTCCAGCTCGCCCAACTTCTGCTGGGTCTGGGCGATCTGGTCGGCCTGCTCCTGCATCAGCTGCTCGGCTTTGCCCTGGAACTCGCGCGCCTCGTTGAGCGTCATCGCGTCGGGCGCCGTGCGCAGCTCGGGGATCAGCTGGTCCTCCAGGCCGCTGCCGGCGATGTGCGTCGCGAAGTCGGCGACGGGGATGCGCACGTCGCCACCGGTGGCCAGCGCGTCATCGAGCTGGCCGGCGACATCGGGCATCGTCTGTTCCAGGTCCGCGCGCGTGACGCCTGACTGTGCGAGCGTCTCGTCGAACTTCTTGGCGTCGATCCACACGTCGCTGACCGGGCCGTCCTGCGTGGCCTGCTCGACCAGGTCGTGGAAGGCCTGCGGGTTGCGCGCGCGCAGCTTGCTGGCGGTGGCGGCTTGTGCGAGGGTCTGCAGCGTCTGGGCGCCGGTCTCGGCATGCGCCGCGTCGGCCACCTCCTGCACGCGCAGCCCGGGCAGGCCGGTGGCAGCCTGCATGCTCAGGTGCAACCCCGCCATGAAAACGGCCGCGCTGCCGGCCTTCTCCAGGCTGGGCTCGTACTGCACGGCCTGGGCGTCATAGCCCTGCGATTTCAGGATCGAGTAGGCCGCCGCGTCGCTGGCCACCGACTGGAGCGCGCCCACGCCGCCGGCTTTCAGGCCGGCCTTGACGATGGAACTGCCGATCTGCCGTAGCCCGCTGCCGGCGACGTTGCCCATGGGGATCATCGCCGTGGCGCCCTGGATCGCCCCCAAGGTCGAACTTACGTGCAGCGCGGTATCCGCATCGACTCCCTGGTCGCGCAGCTGCTGGTAGGCGGCGCTCTGTTCCGAGCCGGCCATCATCAGTGGCGCGCCGGCGCCGAACACGGCATAGGCCATCCCGGCGGTAGCGTTGCCGGTAAAGCGCTGCGGTGCGTTGGCGGTCGCCTCGGCCTGCTGCTGCAGCTGCGCACCCACGCCGGTATAGCCACCCTGCTCGTACTCGGTGCCGCTCTCGCCCGCGAAGTTGCCCAGCAGCTTGGCGAAGTAGCCGCCGACGTTCAGCGCGGTGTGCTTCAAGCCGACCCAGGCATCCGCCAGCAGCCCGCGCGGCACGGCGGCGTCGTTCACGCGGTCCATGCGCGCGAAGTCGCCGGTGCCCGCCACGGCTCGCGCGGCCGCCTCCACGGCCGTGGTGGCCGGGATGTCGTCGTGCACCAGTTTCGTCTTGTCCGGATCCTGGAGCAGCGCGGCGGTGGCCGGCGACTGGCGCAGGATGCTCTCGGCATCGACCTGCTGGCCCGCGGCCTGCGCGCGGATCTTGTCGGCCATCGCGCGCACGGTGTCCAGCGGCGTGGCCGTGCTCGCTGCCAGCTGCTGGTACTGGGCCTCGGCGTCCGGGTTGGTGTTGGCCGCGGCGACCAGGTTCTGCCTGATGGCCGTGGCGCGCCCTGGCAGGACGCCGTTGACGTAGTCCGCCGCGTCGGTGGCGTAGGGGTTGCTCTGGTCAGCCGCCACGGGCTTTCCTCCGCCAGTACATGTTGAGGACGTCCTGGTCCGTGGGTGCCGGCCGGCCGGCAGACTGCAGCGCCTGCGTGATCTGCGCCCGGTCGGCGGCCGGCACATCGCCGATCTTCATGCCCAGCAGCGGGACCGATTCCTTGGTCGTGTCGAAGCCCAGGAACGTGTTGCGGAAGGTCACCGACTTCGCGAACTGCTGGTCGATGAAGTGGTCGATCTGCTCGGGGGTCATCTTCTGGCCGGTCTGGGCCTGTTGCGCGAAGATGGCGTCGCGGATGAATTTCTGGATCGCCCCCACCTGTTGCTGACCCTTCATGTCGCTCTTGCCCGGCGTCGGCTCGATGCCGATCGACAGCAGGTGGTTGTTCAGCGACGTGTTCACCGCCGCGGTGTTGATCGACTGCGGCCCGGTGTCGATCTGCCCGGAGCGCAGCTGTTCGCGCTCCTTGGCGAAGCGGTCCCAGTCGCCGTTGCTGAGCTGGGTCTTCAGCTGCAGCATGTCGGCGTCCGACAGCGCTGCGAGCATGTCGGGGTGGCTCACCAGCGTCAGGTAGGTGGCCGGGTCGCTGTTGTTCTCGCCGCGGCTGATCGTGCGACCGAACTTGACCAGGTCGTCGTACTTGTCGGGCGCGATCTGCTGCACGCGCGCCAGCAGCGTCGCCGGCACTTGGCTCATGTCGCCACCGGCCGAGATCAGCGCGCGCTGCACGTCCATCACCGCGTTGTCGCGCTGCTCGTTGAAGGTCTTGTTGATCACAGCGAACTGCTGCGTGGCAGCCTCGCGCGTCATCTTCACCAGCTGCGGCGGTGCGTCGGGGGGCAGTTGCTGCAGCGCCGCGCTGACGAAGTCCGATTCCTGCGGCCGCGCCGTCGGCTGCGGGTTCTGCAGCTGACTCAGGTTGTTGGTGACGTAGTTCTCGGTCTCGGTGGGGAGCTGCGCCAGCCAGTCGCCGCCCGGGCCCGCGGCCTTCAGCGCCGCGTCCACCGCGCCCGGCCCGGCGTTGTACGCCGCCCAGGCCTTGGCGGGGTCGCCGTAGCGCTGCAGCATCGCCTGCAGGTAGTCGCGGCCCACACGGGCCCGCTCGGCCGGGCTGTTGTCCTGCGCCGGCTTCACGCCGAACCCCGGGTTGAGGTTCGTGCCGTCCATGACCTGCATCTCACCCTTGGCGCCGGCCGAGCTCGTGAGCAGCTGCCCGTCGGCGCCGTAGCGCTGGCCGCCGCTCTCGGTGCCGAGCGTGATCTGCACCATGCGATCGAAGTCGCTCGGCGCCATCTGCTGCGTCAGGCCGGCGCTGGCATGCTGCACGGCGTCCATGCTGATCTGCTGCCACGTGGCTTGGTTGACCAGCCCCTGCGTGCGCAGGATGTCGTCGGCCGTCATCTGCCCCTTGTTCTGGCCGAAGTAGGTCATCGCATAGGTCGGGTTGCCGTTTTCCAGGGCCGCCTGGATCACCTCGCGGTGCACGTTCGACACCACCGAGTCCATGTTGGCCTGCGTCAGGTCCGCCGGATCGCCGCGCAGCTGGCCCAGCTGGTACACGCTCGCGCGCACGCGGTCGAGGGACTGCTCGATCTGGTCCGGGTTGCTCCAGTTCAACTTGGCGTTGTTGGTCTCCAGCTTGATCGCGCCGTCCTGGGTGTTCAGCGCGTAGGTCTGGTACTCGCGCAGCAGGTGCTGCTGCACACCGCTCGTGAAGTTGGTGGTGAGCGCCTGCGCCTGCTGGTTGAACATCAGCCGTTGCCGGTCGTTGCCCAGGCCCTGGCCGATCTGCGACAGCTGCTGCTGCAGCTTCTGCTGATACTCCTCGGGCAGCGCCATGCCTGATGGACGGTCGAGCGCGGCCGAGCCCTTCTGGTTCATGTAGCCCGTCTGCGGGTCGAACGTCAGGTTCATTGCCGCGGCGCGCGCCTGGTTCATCGCGTCGGTCACGCGCACCAGGTTGGCCTGGTTCTGCATGTCGGCATCGATCGAGCCCACCCGGGCGCCGGTCTGCAGCGCGCTCTGGCCCAGGGCTTCGAGCTGGTGCCCGGCCATCGCCTCCGGGCTCATGTCGGGAGCGTTCAGCCGGGCATCGGGCAGCGTGCTCTCCTGCACGCGCATGTTGTCGTAGGTCGGAACGGTTGGCACGTCAGCCCCCCATGTTGTACATGCCCAAGCCGCGCTTCATCATGTACCAGCTCGACGCCACGGTGCCGGCGCTGCCGAGCAGCGAGGTCGTGGCGGACATGAGCGGGCTGATCGAGCCGGCGCCCGCGCGGCGCATCAGCGCGTCGTTCTGGTAGTTCGTGGCCTGCGTGCGGTAGCCGAAGGCCGCGCGCACCGCGTTGGCGTGCGCCGTGTCGGCGTCGATCTCGCCCATGATCTTGGTGCTGGCCTGCACCTCGGCCGCGCTGCCGGTGCCCAGGTCGACGCCGTTGGCCGCCATCGCCGCGCGCTGCGCACCGCCGATCTGCGCGGTGTTCAGCTGGATCGACTGCTCCTGCCGCTGGCCGGCCATCAACGCCGAGCGGGCCGAGGCTTCGGCCAGGCGCGCGTTGATCTCGTCCATGTCGGCCTGCGTGTTGAGCAGCGACTTCTGGCCCTGCGCGCTTGCGTACGCGCCGATGGCCGAGGACGCGGCCCCGGCGCCTTGCATCGCCAGGGAAGTGGCTGCCAGGCTCCCTGCACTGAATCCCATCTCAGCCTCCGATCGAAACTTCCAGGCTCATGCCCAGCACGGTGAGCGGCAGCGGGTCCGACTGCTGGATGCAGATCGCGCCCGAGTTGCCCCAGGAGGGTTTGACCATGATCTCGATCTCGTCGGTCTTGAGCGACGGCGGCGAGCCGTAGGGCTCGGTCGTCCGCTGCTTTGCCTCGGTGAGGTTGTCGAAATCCGGCCCCGCGAAGATCCCGCTGGACTCGTACACACGCAGCCAGACCCGGTTCACGTTCTTCGGGCGCCCCTGGCCATACCCAGGCATCTCGATCGCCAGCGGTAGGGTCTGCAGCTGCGAGGTGATTGGCAGGCCGATCGTCACCACGCTGGCCGGCTGGCTGATCGTCACACTGCCGCCGCTCACCACGGCCTGCGGCATCACAGCGCCGTCGGCCAGGATGCTCACTGTCTGGCCTTCCAGGTGGCTCAGGCCGCTGAACACCGTCGCCGGCGCGCCGTTGTAGGTGAGACCGGCGTCGACGAGAAACGAGTCGGCCAGGTTGTCGAAGCGGCGCGATGCCTTGCGCTCGATGTAGCGCACCGACTGGGCGCCGATCGTGCGGTTGACCACCGCGTACAGCACGTCCTCGTCGCCCTCGGCTACCACCGCGACCGACTCGAAGGTGCCCAACGTGGTGTGCTGGTGCCACGCGCCGACGCCCTGCTCTGGCACGTAGGTCAGGCCGAGCAGCTTGCCGCTGCTGGAGACGGCCCACACCATCGGGTAAGGCGCCTTGGCGAACGCCATGTCGACGATGTCGAAGCCATCGAACAGGTGCGGCGCGCGCATGCTCACGTCGCCCGTGACGTAGCCGTTGGCCTGCCAGGCGTAGGCCATCTCGCGCACGTGGCCGCCGCGCGCGGAGGCGTACAGCAGGTTGTTGTTGACGATCACCGGCTGCACGTTGTTGGCGCCGACGTAGCTCTGCGGCTTCACGCTGATCGAGGTGGGTGTGATCGCGTCGCTGTTGATGCTGGTCACGCGCCACTCGGCCGCGCTGGTCAGCAGCAGCATCTGTTGCAGCGGCACGATGTGACGGATGGTGTTCGCCTCGCGCGCCGTCACCTTGAACTTGATCCGGTCGTCGTCCCGAATGGGCAACGAGTAGCTCATGTTCGACTCGGTGCCGCTCTTGGTGCCCCAGAGGGTCGACGGCGCGTTGATCGTGCCCGCGAAGCACCGCCGCTGCTCGTAGTAGCTCACCGCCCCTGGGTAATTCCCAGGGCTGCTGAAGGGCGTGTCCTGGATCGGCGGGGTGGTGCCGAGGTCCGGCGTGACGACGCTGCCGCCGCCCTGGTCCACCAGTGACGTGCTGGCGGTCTGGCCCACGTAGCCGTACAGGCCGTTGCTCTGGCGGTAGACGTTGTACAGCGCAGCGCCCGGGACGGCCGTCCAGCTGATCGTGTTGTACGCGCCGGTGTCGAACAGGTTGTTCGAGCAGGTGGCCGCGCTCGACGCCACCGACTCGTCCAGGCCGTCCGCCGACACCGAGGTAACGACGTAGCTCTGCGTGCTCGGCGCGCCGGGGCTCGCCGCGGTGGTCGCCGTCGCCGTCACACCCGTCGGCGCCGTCAGCGTCGATCCGAACGTGATCGTGGCCAACTGCCAGTTCGTGGCACCGTAGCGCCGCAGCTCGGCCGGCGGGTAGTTCGGGTGTGCGATGGTCAGCACGTCCGCGGACTGGATGAAGTGCAGGTCGAACAAGTCCGCTTCGGCGTACGGCGTCGGAATCTCGTATTCGCCGGTGGTCGGCAGCGCGTACCAGTAGGTGGTATTGGGCGGCGCGTTCCCGGTGGAGGCCTTGATGCAGTAGTAGGTGACGCCACCAGACACCGCCAGGTCGCCGATGCTGTAGGCGTGAGCGTTGTCGTACGCCGACTGCGAGCCAACCAGCAGCACGGCACCCTGCGTATGGAACCTCAGGTAGCCAGCGCCCACCTCGATCACCATCGTCTGCGTGGTGCTGTAGGTGAACGGGATCACGCGCGCCTTCTTGGTCCCGCTGTACTTGGCGGTGTGCACGTAGCCGAAGCCAGCGCGGTTGCGCACGGGACCGTGCGGCAGCACCTCGAAGTTCAGGCACGTCGCCAGGCCGGTCTGGTACTTGGCATCGTCGATGCGGGCCCAGAACTCCGGCGTCACCTCGCCGCCGGTGAAGGACTTGAACAGGGTGCGGATGTTTGGCATTCAGCGCCCCGTCACCCACGGTACCTGCTGCGCGACCTGCGTGTAGCGCTGGTTGGCGTCCGATTCCACCGCGCGCGGGAACCACTCTTTGGCGAACTCGCTGCGCAGCGCTGCGGCCGCGGCGCGCCCTTCGCTGCCCTTGATCACGGGGCCAGCGAGCTTTGAAGCCAGCAGCACCGTCAAGGCCTCGGTGAACAGTGGCGAGAACTGCGTCGGGTCGGTGATTGTGCGCGTGTAGCGCAGCACTGCGTTGGGCTGGTTCGTGTAGATCACCTGCGTGCCGTCGGCCAGCGTCTCGTTGACGAAGGGCTGCGGTGTGTACAGGCCCACCCCATTGCCGGCGACGGGCACGATGTCAGGCGTATAGAGCGTGCTGGTGACGATGTACGGCCCGAGCTGCACGCTGTCGTCGTCGCCTGCATCCGGCGCCAGCACAGAGATCAGGTTCAGCGCATCGGTCGGCGCCGCGTAGGCATACAGCCAGGTTGATGGAGGCGTGACCGCGAGCAGGGCCAGGTTCGCGCGAACGGTCGCGAAACCCCATTGGTGCATCTCCAGGAGTGAGTCGCGCGCCTTCGGATAGAAGCGTGCGCAATGGTCCGCCTGCGCGCTCCCTTCCGGCGGATCGATGCTGGCGACCGTGGCCTCGTCGCCCAGCATCGCCAGCGCGTCGTTGCAGATGTCGACATCGGAGGCCATCACCTACCCCTGGAAAAAGGGCCGCACGAGGCGGCCCGAACCCACTCTTGTGGAGGAGACAACCGTCAGGTGAGCGACCTGCCGTCGTCGGCCGTTTCGGCTTGCTTCTTCGCCTTGACCGGCTTGAGGCTCTTGCCCGGCTTGAAGGGCACGTCCTTGCCGTCCACCTGCAAGGTGTCCGGGAACTCCACCACGTCGCCCTTGGTGTACATGCGGCACTCGGTCGAGTGCCACAGCTGGTCGGCCACCACTTCGAATCGCGCCATGTCGGCCTCCTATCACTGCACCGTGAAGCCGGACGCGTAGTACACGTTGCCGGACGGCACGTCCTTGCTGATGACGCAGGAGATCGCGCCCGCAGTGAAGGTGCCCGCCGGCACGTACTGCGCGCCCAGGTAGCGCAAGCCCACGCTGCCGATCTGCGGCGGCAATTTGATCGCGAAGCGAGCGCCCTGCGTCAGACTGGCGGTCGCGATGGCGCCGGTCGACGCGATGACCGTCGGCGTGCCGAGGTTGGCACTGGCCGATTCGATCGCCTGCAGGGTCAGCGACGTGCCGCTTGCGAAGGCCGTGTCCACGCTGAAGTGCATGTACAGGTCTTCGCCGCTGCCGATGTCGCGCGCGAGGCTCTTGTCGATGGTGTTCGTGGACACCACCGTGGAGCTGGTGATGCTGCCCTGGGCGGAAGCCAGTTGCAGAAGTGCATCGGTGATCATGGTGCTGGGTCCTTTCAGCTCACGGGGTTCACGACACGACCGACTCGGCCAGGGTCAGCTGGTCGACGCGGCGCAGCGGCACGCCGAGGAACGACAGCCACTTGCTGGGCTGGCCGAACTGCGTCAGGCCTTCCTCGACCTTCAGCACGTACTGGCTCTTGTCCAGCGCGGCGACCGCCAGGCCCGAGTGCACGGTGCGGTTCATGTAGAACGCGGCACGACCGCGCGCCATGTTCGGGATGCGATACAGCGCGCGCGCCATCAGCTTGATCAGCGCGGTGCTGGCCGTCGACGCTTGGGTGCCGGTCTGGCCCAGCAGGTCGCTGACGTCGATGTTGGCGATGCGCACCACGTAGCGCCAGTCCTTCACGACCAGGCCGTTCTTCCACTGGAAGTGCTCCTGGTAGGCCTGGTACGGGTTGTTGTTCGAGTCGTAGACCGTCAGCAGCCCGTTGTCGGTGCGCTGCAGGCCGGCCTTCGAACCCTTCGGGAACGGGCAGAACACCGTCTCCGGGTCCCACACCACCAGCCACACCGAGGTGTTGTCGGACCCCGAGCCGCCGGCACTGAGGATGTTCTGGCCGTTCGTGGCGCCGCTGATCGCGCTGTAGCGCGTCGAGAAGCCGGTGAAGGTCTTGTTGTCGGTCGCGACGTTGCCGTAGAACAGCGTCTGGCACATCTGCTGGTTCATGGCCTCCAGGAACGCCGAGGCTTCCGACAGGCGGAAGGCGCCGGTGTTGCCGTTCAGCATCGCCAGGTCCTGGTCAACGCGGCTGTAGGCCTCCAGCATCCCGCAGCCTTCGTCCACCGTCGCGGTGGTCGACTTGCTCGACGGCACGCCGGCGTTGACCTGGCGCCAGTAGACCGCCGGCAGGCCGGTGCGCATCACGACGCGATGGCCGGTCGGCAGGTTGCCTTCCTGGAAGACCATGTCCTCCAGCGCTTCGTTGGACTGCGAAAGCAGTTCGGCGACCTTGGCGACCTGCCCGTTCGGGTCGAGTCGCTTGGCCCAGTCGGCCAGGGTCAGCTGGCCAGTCGAGAGGGTTGCCATGGTTCAGGCTCCTATTGCTGATTCGGGTAGAGCACCGACACGGCGTCATCCGTGCGGGCCGGGCCGCGACTGCCCTGTGCGGGCACGAAGCGGTCTTCGCTGATCTGCGTACCGATCCGGTGGAACAACCGGATCACGTCCGGGTGGTCACCGAACCCCGTGCTTTCCAGCAGCTTCGCGACGGTGCCTTGCGGGTCTGCGAACTGCAGCCCCTTCTTGGCGACGGCCAGGCTTTCGGGCAGCTTGTCGCCGCCGATGTCCTTGTCCGCCTTCACGGCGTCGACCCACTCGGCCCGCTTGTCGCTGAGCGTCTGCTGCATCTGCTGGTTGAAGGCCGCCTTGTCCGCTGCGCGGGTCTCGGCGAGCTTCTGCGCAGCGTCCTGCGGCAGGTTCAGGTCACGGGCCAGCTTCTCGACCGCTGCCACCTCGTCGGCGGTCAGCGCGCCATCGGCCAGCTTGAACGCCTCGTACTTCTCCGGCGCGCCGGCCGGATTGGCCTGCTCGTCGGGCTTGGCGCTCTGCTGGTCAGCCGGCTTCGCCTCGGCAGCGGGCTTGTCGCCTGCGGCCTGCGTGTCGCTCGTCTGCTGGGTTTGCGCGTCCGCGCCGGCACCAGCCGCAGCAGCTTGCTGCGTGGCATCGCCCGTGGTCGCAGTGCTCGATGCGGCAGCGGGATCAGTGGCTTGCGCCCCGTCCGTCATCAGCGTTTCGGTCGTCATGCTTTCGTTGCTCCGTCAGCATCTCCAGGAACCGATCGGGGCAGTGCGTCATGACCTCGGTGAGGAACACGTTGCCCTGGTTGCGCTGCCCCTCGTTGAACGCCATGACCATCGCCGTGGCGCTGAACGTGGAGCGGAACACCCCCGCCCGTTCGAGCAGGCGCCACACGATGCGGCGCCCCCTTGCACTCGACATGAGCCACTTCAGGTCCTCGGCCTCACGGCGCTGGCCCAGCTTGTCGCGCGAGTCGCGCTCGATTCGGGCCTGCTCTTGTCCGTGCAGGTCGGTGGGGTCTGCGTCGCCCATGCGGGCACTGTGGAGCGCCAGGTGCGCGGTACGTGTACCGGGGTCAGTTCATGACCTTGCGCAGGCCGATGTTGGCGAG